TCAGTCCTGCGGGGTGTCCGGGGCGGGCGAGGTGATGAACGCCCGCACCGGGCGGGGTTCCGGGTCACGTGAGTCCGGTGTCTGCGCTTGCTCCCACGCTGCCACCAGGTCCGCGTGCCGGGGATCGATCCACTCCATGCGCGTCCTCCCTTCCATCCCGCAGACTAGCGGTCAGCCCTTGGGCTTGGGCGTGATGATGATGGTGCAGTCCGGTGCGTGCTGGCACTGGGCGGCGACCGACACGAGGAGCTCGTCGGACGGCGGACCCCAGAGTTCTGCATCAGCGACGTACCCGAGTTCGGCGATCTTCTCCCGCGTGCGGTCGAGGATCGGCGGGTCGTAGTTCGTCGGGTCGTACCCGGGGAAGTGGTGGACGAAGCTGCCCAGGCTCTCGCACAGTTCCGCGTACATGGCGGTGTGCAGGATCAGGGCGTGCCATCCCTCGTCGACGATCCTGGACGGGGCGAGCCCGACGCCGGGGTTGCGGGAGCAGGCGGCTACGAACTTCAGGGCCTCCTCGACGATGCGGCTCGCCATGTCCGCGGACATGTCCGGGTTGGCGTCCATGACCGTCTTGCGGCAGCTGGTGAACCGCTCGTCGGGGACGAGTCCACGGGCGATGACCGGGATCGGGCTCGGGTCGGGTCCGGGGTTCGGAGGTACGCTCACGGTGGTCTCCTTCTGTTGGTTGGGGATCAACCGCCACGGCCGGGGTTCCTGGCCGGATGCGTCGGCCGTGGCGGGGTCAGTGAGCCGGATCGGCGGGCAGTGCCGGGCGATCCAGGCGAGTGCGATGGGCGGGGCCGAGGTCGTCGTCGGTGATCGGGGCTCCGTTCCACAGCAGGGTGACGCCGTGCTCGTGGCAGTAGGCCCCGGTGTCGTCCTCGATGGGGAAGTCGTGGGCCCCCTTGAGACATTTCGTCACTGCGCCGCCTTGATCTCGTCCGGCGTGGCGGGGCGGATGCGGTCGGCGGGGGGCGTCCACTCGGGGCCGCCGTGCAGGGGGCGCAGGTAGATCTGCCCTTCGTCCTCGGCCATGAGGATGCCGATGGTTCCGGTGCGGGTGTCGACGACGATCGGTCGGCCGATACGGTCGGGCATGGTGGGCCCCCTGGTTACGGTGGGCGCCTTCTTGGTGGCACCCCGTACATGCATGGTCCACCGGTGGACCAGTCAGGTCAAGGGGTGCAAGCGAAAGGGCCCCCGCCAAAAGGCAGGAGCCCACGCAAAGTTGACGGAAAATCAGCCGCCCATCGGGTACTCCTCCGTCCGAGCCCACCGCCCGGATGGCGTCACCCCCACCTCGAACGCGAGCGGCTGCCCCTCCACGTCGTACACCGTGTGCTGTACCTCGGACACCGCCGCCGGCCCCTCCAGCCGCAGCAACTCCAGCTCCTCCACCGTCGCCAGGCGCGACGTCCACCGGTCGCGACCGGTGTGCGGCCGACGCCCGGTCTGCATCTCCACATACCGGGTCGTGCCCTCACGCACCCGCTCGCGCTGAAGCAGCCGCGGTGCGGCCTCACCCACTGCGGCGGTGAACCAGCTGTACGAGGTGGCTACGGGCAATTCACCCTCGAAGGTGACGCGGTGACGCCTGACGACCCGTTCGCCGACTTCGACGCCGAGCCCGGCTGCGACGTCCTCCGGCGCGGGGATCGACTCGGCGCCGACGATCTCGGCGTACTCGCCCGCGGTGTAGACATGCCCGGTCGCAAGCGACGTGGCATACCGCTCTCCAGCGGTGCGGGCCAGCGGGGTGCGCTCGCGGACGGTGGAGCCCGTGCCCTGCCGGGTTTCGACGAGCCCCTCCTGTCGGAGGACATCGAGGGCCTTGACGACAGTGGCGCGGGAAACAGCCCACTTCTCGGTCAGCTCGCGCTCGGAGGGCAGGGCGGCGCCGGGCTCCAGCTCTCCACGGACGATGCGCCCCCGGAGGTCGGTGGCGATCTGGTCGTACTTCGGCAGTGCCATTGCGTTCCCCATGACTAGTGGACTGGTCCAGTAGTCATGCTGGGATATGACGCGCGTAGAGGTCAAGTGATCCGGGACGCACGAAAGCGCCCCTGCCCGGCCCGTAGGCCAGACAGGGGCGTGGTGGTTCATGAGCGGCGGCGGTCCGCGGGGAGGCCGAAGACGGCCGGGCTCGGTGTGGAGCCGGGGCTGGTCGGCGTACTGCGGCGGCACACCAGCGCGTCCGGGTCGTCCGGCGGTGGCTGGAGGCTGTACCCGTCCGGGCACGTCTGGCCGTTCGTGCCGTCGCGGCCGTCTTTCCCGTCCTTCCCTGCGGGGCCGGCAGGACCAGCGGGCCCGGTGTCACCTTTCGGCCCTGGCACGGTCGAGTCCGCGCCAGCCCGCCCGGTTGCGCCCGACGGCCCCGGTGATGGGGTAGCAGCCGGTCCGACGGGACCGCGGTCGCCCTTCGCGCCGGTCGGCCCCGGGGGCCCGGGGATCGGCACAGGTACCTGGGCGCGGGCGGGCAGATCGTCGACCGCCTGCTCCGGGTCCGGTGCGGCCGGGGTTCCGCCCTTGGCCTGGATCTGCGAGCGCAGTGTCCGCACGTCGGTGGCCAGTGTCGTCACGGCATCGCCACGGCGGTCCGCCTCCGTGGCCAGCTCGGTGGCGCGCGCCTCTGCCTGGCCGATCTGCAGGAAAGCGAGCGCGAGGCCGCCGCCGAGGAAGAGCAGCGCGGCCACGATCCACAACTGGTAGCGGCGCCGGTAGAGCAGCCGTTCGGTGCGCGTCACGGCGTACCTCCCAGCTGCGTCACGAGCAGCCGGAGCCGCGCCACTTCGAGCTCCAGCCGCTCGACCTGCCCCTCGGCTGTTGTTTGATCCTTCTCCGCCTTATCGCGCTCAGCCGCCAGGCGCGCTGTCAGGCTGTCGTATCCGCCGATGACTCCGCCCTCCCGGGTCGCCCTCGTCGCGCCCCGGGATCCGTAAACGGCCGCTGCCGCAGCCACCGGCGAGGCCAGCAGTGCACCCAGCGCCGTGACCATGGCAGCGTCCATACGTCCTCCCGGGGCGCTCGGTGGGCAGCTCAGACGCCCTTGGCGAGCGAGGCCGAGTTTGTGACGTCCCGCCACCGGGCGATGAGCCCCTTGACCAGGGCCCCGGCCGCGGCGACCCCGGCGATTCCGGCGTTCTGCCACATGCCCAGGTCGAATGGCTGGGTCAGGACGAGGCCACCGACGAACGCCTGAAGGCCCGTGGACACGACCCGCTCGGCCAGGTCCCGGCCGTAGGTGGCCGCGGACTTGATGACGGTCTGTGTCGAAGGCAGGGGGAACTCGGTCATGCGGTCCTCTTCTCCAGCGCGGTGATGCGCTTGTCGAGGGCAGCGATCTGCTGCTCCACAGTCGGGGGCTTTGGCGCGGGCGCCGGGCTGGTGGGCGGCTTCGGCGCGGTGGGCGACCAGGACGCGGGGTGTTTCAGCCGTTCGGCGACGTCCGCCCGGATCCCGGCCATGCCGCCGGAGATCCCCTTCGGGTCGACCTTGCCCGGCTGCCACTCCGCATGGCCGATCACCGAGGTGTCGCCGTCCCGGCCCCACTTGTGCGCACGGACCAGAGCAGCCGACGCCCGGACGATCGCGTCCCGCTGGGCTGCCGGCCACGGGTCCTTGCCGTCGCCGAGGTTCTCGCACTCGAACCCGTAGAAACGGGCGTTGCCATCGGTGTTGGCCTCGTTGTCGGCGGGCAGGGCGCGTTCGGCGATGACCGCGGCGAGCACGTCGTCGTCCCCGAGCCCGGCATGGTTCGCCCGCCCGTACCCGACGAGGTGCACCGTCCCGTCCTTCGCGATGACGCCGTGACAGAGCGGCCCGGGCAGGCCCGAGTATCCGTCGCGGCAGATCTTGACGGTGTTCGCGGTGCCCTTTGTCACGGTGTGGTGGATCATCACCCCGTGGACCGGGCCCCAGGCGCCCTTGCTGTTGCGGTTGTGGGTGCGCCAGTTGCCGACCTCGACGACTTTCACGCCCTCGGCACGGAGAGCGGCGAGCACCGCGGCGGCGGACAGTGGTGTGGCCATCAGGCCTCCAGACATGAGAAATGCCCCGGCCAGCGGCTCGGAGCATGCGGTGAGAGTGGGTCAGGCGGCGGGTGCGGCCCAGCGGCGGACGATGAGCTGCCCGTAGGCCTGGTCCACGGTGAGGTACTGGCCATCAGCCGCCGTGGAATGGGCGTCGCCGCGCAGGACGATCGTCATGCGATGCCCGACCGGCCAGGTCGCGGGCACGGTGTAGACGGTGTCGGTGAGCAGCGGCATGTGGTGGCGGGTCTTGTCGACGTTGTCGCCGCACAGGCTGCTGATCTGCGTCCACTCGCCGGAAGCGCCGAGCCCGTTGTCGACGTCGTACTGCCACAGGTGGTACCCGAACCCGATCGTGTAGCCGCAGTCGTTGGTGACGCGGGCCCGGCCGGAGATGTCCAGGACGTCCCCCGCATCCACCGGTACGACCACGCGGAGCAGGGTGGCGTAGGCGAGCCCGGCCTTGGAGCGTACGAGCATCCGCGTCGCTGGGACTTCATCCGTAGCATGGATGCCGGCCAGGGCGAGACCGGGGCTGTTTGTGATGGTCGCCATGGGGCTCCTCAGCTCGCGGCCTGGTAGGTGACCGTCGCTCGGATCTGGGTGGCGGCGGCCAGGGTCTCGGGGATGGTGGCGGACATGTTCGAGCCGCGGGTGTTGGTTGCGGTCGCGCTGAAGGTGATGTTGGCGTTGGTTGCACCGGACCCGATGAGCATGTGCCCGAGCCACGTATCTGTGCCGGAGAGGCGGGCTGAGCCGAGGCAGGACACCACGTCGGCGGCGGCGGGGAAGGGCAGCCCGAAGAGGTACACACCGCTGCCGTAGGTGGTGGTGGAGCCGGGGATCAGGAGCAGCGACATGGTGACGGTGCGGCCGACCTTGATGTACCGGCCGGTGAGCGTCCCGTTCCCGATGGCGGGATTGGTGGAGCCGGTCCAGGTCGGTGTGTAGGTCGTCCACGCGCCGAAGATGCTGTTGAACTGGTCGCGGATCTCCTGGTTCATGGTCGCGGCTGAGACGACCTCACCGACCACCCATGTCTTTGGGGCGAACGTCATTGCGCTGCCTCCCTCGGTGCGACCTTCGGGTCGGGGTCGAACGGCGGGGGCGGCTCCGTCGGCGGCTGGTACGGGTTGTTCGGGTCGGCCGGGTTCCACCAGTTCCGCAGGTGAGGCATCGGCTCCAGCAGCATCTCCTCCTCCACCGCCGTGACATCCTCGGGGAACACGAGCGCGCACCAGCCGTAGCCGCACTCGGTGCACCCGTACCGCGGGTCGGTGGGGCTGATCACCTGCGCGGACCCGCACACACAGTCGGCCAGCCAACGGTTCTGATTGATCCGCGCGAAGTACGTGTCGGTGACCGCGTCGGTCGGCGGGAGGATGCGGCGCTGCATCCGGTGCTCCATCCACCGGAACACCAACTCTGCGGCCGGGGTGTCGGCCCACGCGTCTTCCGGCTCGCGCAACGGGGGCAGGTAGAACGTCTCCGCACGGACGACAGGCACGGCCATGGGGCCTCCTTCAGTAGGCGAGTCGGGTGGTGGAGTCCAGCACCCCATGCGTCGCGTCGCCGAGGACCCAGACGGAGTCGCGGGCGCTGGCGCTGGTGCGGAACTGGATCACGTGGGACTTCTCGCGGATCGTCTCGGTGTAGCCCTCGACCGTGACCCGCATCGATGACGCCGACGCCTGTGCGGGCAGCCCCGTCACGGAGAAGAACGACGAGATGTCGGCGTCGAGGATGTTGAGGTACGTGGGCAGCGTGTACGCCTCGATCAGAACCTCGCGGAGCTCCGGGTCGGGGTTGGCGTAACGGGAGACGATCCATGACGCTGCGTCCACCAGGCTGTTGTCGCTGGTCTTGAGGATTTCGAGGGTCTGCCCGTACAGGCCGAAGGCCAGGACCGAGCTGTCAGCCCGGACCTTCTGCGTCGCCCCGCCAGGACGGCTGGCCTCGACTTGGTTGCAGAGTTTCTGATCGTCGTCGGCGAGCTGGACACCGAGGGTCTCGAGGTCGGCGTAGGCGATCGTGAAGGCCTCGGACGCCGGGTCGGGGTTGTACCGCAGATCCCGCGACTGGTACGCGAGCCCGTACCCGGAGCGCGTGGCGTACAGGCGCCCGGACTCCGTGGCCTCTACCTCCCGCATCCGGGCCACCACCCCACTGCCGGCCTCGCCCTGCCCAGCGATCGGGTCGTGCGTGGTGCCGAGGATCGTCACGGCCGTGAGGCCTGCGTACCCAGCGAGCCGGGTGATCCGGGCATCAGCCTTCTCCCCGGCGAACGCGGTGGTGCCGGCCTGGTAGTGGGTGGCCATCTGCGGGCCAAGTGAGGTGGAGGGCGTAGCCGCGAGCGCGATGTGGCCGATGGTGCCGGACCACAGCCGGGCCCCCGCGTAAGCGCCGACCGTGAGATTTCGCAGCCCGTACATCAGCTGCACGGAGCCGCTGGCCTTCAGCACGCCATCGACGTAGACCCGGTTCGCTTTCTCGTCGTAGGCGAAGTGGTGCAGCCGCCCGTCGGCCAAGTTCCCGGTGATGATGGTGGTGACCAGCCAGGAATTGCCGTCCTGCATCGTCTCGGCCTGAAGCGCACCCGAGCCGTCCAGGGACCACACGATCTGCATCGTGCCCGCGGACCCGACCAGGGCGAAGATCACCCGCCCTGGGGTGGTGGTCGAGAACCACGCCTCCATCATGTTCCAGTTGCCGGTGGAGGCGTCCTGATACTCCGGCCCCATGTCTGCCGTCAGGTACTTCCCTGCCGTCGCGGACGCGGGCGTGAGAACAGGCAGGGCATCCGTAGCGGCCGCCGGGCCGGTTGCCGTGCCGAAGTCCATGCTGCCGCCCGCGCCCGCCTGGGCGATGGTGAGCGGCCCCGCCGTGGTACCGGACAGGTCCCCCGCCGACGTAGCCCCGGTTGGCTCGGTCAGCGGGTAGTAGGCCAGCGGCGCCAGCGACTTGATCTCCTCGGACAGGCAACTCATCAGCAGCGGTAGCCGGTTCAGGCGCTTGAACAGGTCCGTCGCGGAGACCGTGACCTTCGACAGCAGCCCTTCCCATTCGATGGGGAACTCGTTGACCACGCCGTAGAAGCGAGGTCGGACCTGCGCGCCGAGCAAATCGAACTCGGTGTAGTCGCCGGTGCCGCCCGTGCGAGACGTGGTCAGCGACACCAGCAGGGAGTCCGTGGATGCCCAGCTAGGCGTTGCCAGGGAGCGCTGCACGGTCCAGCCGAACCCGTCCGAGGACGTCTCCCAGTAGAACGTGCCGGAGCTCTCCCGGACGCGCAGCCACAGGTGATCGATGGGCGAGTAAGTCAGGTCCACGGAGGTGTTGTCGACGAAGCCGACCATGTTCATGCAGCGCAGCTTGCCGGTGACCACGTTGAATGAGAACCCGAGGCGATTGCCGCTGGTCACACCATCCAGGGTGAAGTTGACCAGGGACGCCGAGGAACCGTTGGTGCCGGGCGCGCTAGACCAGCGGGCGCACAGCGAGGAGTTCGGCAGTTTCCACAGCCGAGCGGACTGAAACCCGGCAGACCCTCCCGGCAACAACGGGATGCGCAGCCGACCGTCAATCAGGGCCGCCCCCCCGTACCGGTTGGGCCACCGCGACGTGTTCACCGTGCCGTCAAAGTCGTCGCCGAGCATCCCCACCGGATACGGGGCCGCCCCGGTTTGGGTAGGGATGACGGCCCGGCTGATCCGGATCGGGGCATTGCGCCGCACGTAAGGGTAGAACGGGCTGCCCGGGTTGCCCGGGGTGAGCGCTCCGTCCTGGTTGTCCAGGGTCAGCGTTGCCGTCCCCGGCTGTGTCTCCGACAGCTCGTCCGAAGCACCCCGGGTGATCGTCACCCCCTGCTTCATGTCGACCCGCTGCGTGATGTCCGTCCACGTGATCGTGGCCGGGGCCTGTACCAGACCGCCCCAGCCCATCTCCACCAGAACCGGCATCACCCCACCCCCAGACTTACGTTCCCGCCTTGTGCGCGCTTGAGGGAGAGCAGGCCGCGCTGGATGTCCTGCCAGTCAGCGACGCCTCCGGGGCGCACCTCGATGTTCAGATTGATGACGGTGGCGCCAGCACCACCGCCGACGACTGCGGGCCGGCTGATGACCGGCTGCGCGGACGCGACCCGGCCCGTCACGGCACCGAGCGCGCGGTCGAGGACCGGCATTCGCTCGGTCAGCCCGGCGGCCAGGCCCTCCGTGGAGTACCGGCCGAGCTGGGCCATGACCGTGCTGGGGCTCTTGATGCCGAGGGCCTTTTTGATCGCCTTCTGCATGCCCTTGGCGATGGCGAGCATCTGCGCTTCGATCGCCTTCTGCTGGTCCGTCAGCCCCCGTAGGAAGCCCTTGGCCGCGTTCTTCCCGCTGTCGTACATGGCGTCCGCGCCCGTGCGGCCGAGCGTGTCCGCGCCGTGGTTGAGCTGCGTTTCCAGGCTGTTGATGCTGTTGAACGTGGTCTTGTCCGCACCGGCCAGTGCGGACGCGTAGGCGTACCCGGCTTCTGGGCCCATGTCGAGGATCTGCCGCAACAGGCTCTTGTTCAGGCCCTTCTTCGCCAGCATGTTGATGTAGCTGGTGAAGGTCTTCAGCTTGCTGAGCTTCTGTGCGAGCCCGGCCTTGATGCCGCCCGCGGTCACCTCCTCCGGATCCATGCCGAGCTGGTCGAGCTCGGCCGCCTTCCGGGCGCCACCGGTCAGATCACTCGCGTACTTCTTCGCCGCCACGATCCGGGCAGCAAGCACATCCCGCTGATCCGCGAGCTTCAGCAGCTTCTTCGTGTCCGCGTTGACCCGCTGGACCAGCTTGGAATCCTTGCTGGTCTTGACGCCCTCCCAGGCCTTCCAGATGTCCTTGACCAGATCCTTCGCCGTCGCGGAGATCTTCGCCTTGGTGCCGGTCAGGCCGATGATGATGCCCTTGCCGACATCAGCCATCAGCGCCTTCATCTTCTTCGACGGAGACGCGATCTCCAGCTCCGCGCGCACCCCGGCCGTCACCGCGGCCGCCATGCGCCGAGCCGAGGCACCGACACCGTCGGCCGAGGCAAGCATCCCAGCGGACAAACCGTGGCCGACCTGCTGACCGGCGCCGACCATCGCGCCGCCGCCACCACCGATACCGGAGGCGAGGGACAGCCGCCCCTCGTTGAGGGCGTCCATGAACGCGACGCCGTACTTCGCCACGGACCTGGCCTTGATGACGTACTCGTTGTTCGACAGGCGGGTCAGGATCGAGTCGGATGTCTCGGTGCCCGGCCCGCGGACGTGACCGCCCGTCGGGTAGCCGACCTCGCCGCCGGACGCGTAGCCCTTGATGAGCCCGCCGTTGGCGTTGCCGAAGACGTACTTGCCCGCATACGGGCCCGGCGTCGGTTTGGTGTACCGGGTCTGCACGTCGATGTACGCGGTCGCGGACCTGCCGTTGAAGTTGGCGAGCTGCCTGTTCGCCGACGCGATCTTGTTCTGCAGGTCGGCGATGTCCGCCCTCAGCTTCGCCTGCTTCGACGGGGGCACAGTCTTCAGCTTGGCCTTGGCCGTCTCGAGCTGGCTGTTCCAGCTGTTGATGTTCATCTTCAGCTCGCCCTTGGACAGCTTGGGCAGGGCGCCATCAGCGAACTCGCGGGTCTTGCGCTCCGCTGCGGCGAGGCCACCCATGTAGCTGTCCTTGAACTTGCCGAACTCACGGTCCGCCGACCTCAGCTTGTCGCCGATCCCGGGGATCCACCCGAACGACGAGGCGGCTGCGTGCAGGACACCGCCGAACGCGGTGACCATGCCGCCGGTGACCAGCCTGACCATTCCGATGACCTTGGGCAGGTTCTCGATCGCGCTGCGGGCAATGGTGATGAACGCGGTCCCCATGATCCGGGCGACTTCCTGGATCGTCCCCTTGTTCTCCTTGATCGAGTCGGACAGGCGCTGCAGCGGGCCGCGCGCCTCGTCTACCCGGGAGAAGCTAGGCAGGAGGCTGCCGAGGATCGCGGACCCGACGTCCTTGATAACCGGTGCGAAGATGCCCATCAGATCGCGGACCGCCTTGATACCGAAACCCAAGTCCTTGAACACCGGGGTCAGGCCCTTGACGACCTGGCCAAGCGTGTCGAGTGCGGCCTCGGTCTGGACGCCCGCCGACTTGAACATCTCGCCGAAGAGGGGCCCCAACGACCTGGCGACCTCACCGGAGAACCGGCCGATCGCCGGAAGAATCTTGTTGATCATTGAGAAGAAGCCGTCGAGGAACTTCGCCGCCCCGCCGATCCCGGTCTCCAGGCCCTTGAACATCCCGGGCAGACCCTTGCCGAGCAGCCCACCTAGGCCCGACGTGAACGACTTCAGGGTTGGGCCGGACTTCGCACCGAAGGCGAGCAGCGACTGCACCAGCGTTCCGAACCCGCCAGACAGGCCGTGCACGAACTGCATGCCCAGGTCCATGTTGGTCTTCAGGTCCCGCTGGAACCCGCCCGACTTAAACAGCTTCCCGGCGCCGGCGGCTGCGTCACCGAACCCCTTGCCGAGCTCCACCATCCCGCCGCCGACCAGGTCGATGACGGGCTTGGCATCCTTCAGCGCCCGCGTGAACCCGGGCAGCATGACCTTCTGGATGTCCTTGCCGAGGCCGCCGAACTCCTTCTTCAGCCCGACGACTTCCTTCGTGAACGTGCGGGCCTCGGGGCTGAGCTTCTTGAGCTCCTCGGCATACTTCTTCTGGTCCTCACCCGACGCCGTGACCGCGTCACTGATCCCGGCGAAGCCGAGTTTGAGCGTGCCCGCGGCCAGCCCCGCCCCGGCCATCATCGGGACCAGAGCGCCGAGCGCGGGCAGCAGCGAGACGCCGAGAACTCCGGCCACACCGTAGAGGACCGGGGTGAGCGACCCGCCAGCGGCGCTCGCCTCGCCCGTAGCAGCCGCGGCGCCACGCATCGGTCCCTGTAGCCGGTTCATGTCACCCTGCAAGCGGCGAGCCCCGTCACCGGTCGACACGAACCGGCCGTTCAGGTCCCGCAGCCGGCCATTCGCATCCGTCGTGAACCGGCGTACCGCGACCTGGTTGGCGTTCATGGCCGCAGTGAGCCGGACACCGTTACGGTCCGCAGCCCCGGTGAGCCGGTTGAACGCCTGCGACGTGTTGGTCGTGACGGCGGAGAACCGGCGCTGCAGCCGGACCGCGTTGTCACCGGCCCGGTCCAGGACACGAGACAGGCCGTCACGGCCGTCGAGGATGAAGTTCAACCGGTTGCTGGCCATTACTCACCTCCGGACTGTTGGGCCCGCTGGTGGGCATCGATCGAGTTGATGAGCAGGTAGAAGTCGTCGACGGTCAGAGCGTCGACGGCTGCGGGTCCGAGGTGGCAGAGGTGGGCGAAGAGGAAGAGGTACTCGTCTCGGAGCTCGTGGAGATCAGGCTCTCGTTGGCCGGCTCTTTTGGGGCGCCGTCGGCGTACTCCTTGATCAGGGCCTCGGCCGCCGCCGGGTCGGCCGCATTACGGACCAGGACCCGGTGAAACATCTGGCGTTCCTCGTCCGGGGCCTGGACCTTGGCGGCCTCGGTGACACGGTCGGTGATCTCCCGGTGGTCCCAACGGACGACCAGCTCGTCGACGGACGGGTCGAAGTCCCCGAACCGGAGCTGCGGATTGTCCCGCTTCTGCATGACCCAGGCCACCGCCCGCATGGCCTCCGGGTCGTCCTCGTTCAGGGCCTCGCGCAGCTCGGACCATTTGATCCCGAGCGTCCGCGCGGCGGCGGCGGCCTCCGAGGTGAGGAGCTTGCGGGTGTTGTAGCGCTCGGCTTCGCCGCCCTCGGGCGTGTACACGATGATCACGGTGGTTCCTATTCGAGTTGGCGGCGCACGTCGTCCAGGACGCGTGCGACCTCGGCCTGCATGCGGGGGGTGTGGTTGCGGACAGTCTTGTCCCACCACATCGACGGGGTGTACTGGTTCGCCCAGCGGCTGCGGTTGCCGAACACGGGGTGCCGCAGACGGCCCTCGTTCATCCGGGCAACGGCACCCACGTTGATATCCGGTGGCAGCAACCCCTTGTCGAGGTACACCCGGGCCCCGGGGGTGCTGGTGGTGCGGACACTGATGCGGATAGCCGCCGCAATCGACGCCCGGAATGGGCGCGTCGTCGGTGACGGGCCGCCGCGCTTGCCCGCGGCCCGGCCCTGCGGCCGCATCGGCAGCGTGCGCACCGTGTCCTGCAGGTCCCGGTGCAGCGGCTCAGCAGCCCGCCGGATGCGCCGGGCCATGTTCCGCTGCACCGGCGCCCCGGACGCGGCACGCAGACGGCGGCTGAGCTCCAGCAGCTGCCCCGTGCCAAGGATCTGTACGGACGAGACAGCCACCGGGCCACCCCCTCAGAGCGTGATGTCGGTGGAGATGATCTCGATCTTCGGCTGATTGGTGCCGTCGTACAGACCGACGTAGTTGAACGACGGCTTGACCACGCCGAACCCGTCGACGACCGGCGGCCCCTCATCCAGACGGATCGCGGGCAGGGTGATCCGGAACGTCTCAAAGAACGTGGCGGCGATCAGGGGGCCGGTGAACTCCCACACCAGCGACGTCGTGCCGTCGGTGGTGTGCAGGTCGTCCAGGGTGGTGTCGACGTAGTCGGACTCCAGCGTGCCACTGATCTTGACCTGGTCGTTCGAGACGGGCTCAGCCTTGAGGCCAGCCGCCCCGGCATAGAACCTCTCCACCTCCTGCGGCCGCTCAATCTTGCAGGAGACCTTGCGGATACCACTGCGCGCGGTCTCCGTACCGAACGTGCCGGTCTTGAGGGCCATCTGCCCGAAGTGGAACGGGGTCATCGCCGGGTAGCTCGCGGCCGCCAGCGCGGACGTCTCCTCAACGTCCCGCCCGTCGAACTCGAACGTCCCAGTCAGCATCCCGCCGACCTCGCAGGCGAATTCGCCGCTGGTCACCTTGCAGCCCAGGATGTTCTTCTTCGTGACCGTCCCCGTGGTCAGCGGGATCCCCTTCTGGATCGTCAGCGACTTGCCCGCGGTGTCCGCGAGGGTGTGCGTCTGGAGGTACGCGGGGCCTGCCCCCTGCTGCACCGGGGTGACGGTGGTCCCCATGAGCGCCTGGATCAGCACGCCCATGCCCTTGTTGACGATCTCCAGGTCGATGCTGCCCGACGCCTCACGCCGGGTCAGCACGCGCCGCGACGACAGCGCCAGCAGGCGGCCCGCCGCAATGCCGGCCGACTGCGCGGTCGTCTTCTTGAGGACCAGCGACTCCTTCGTGAACTCCACGAACTTGGTCGGCGCTACGTAGGTCCCGTAGGTGACCTCGGGTGCGATGCCGAGCTGGGCGCCAAGGCCCGAACCGATCGCCATGGATCAGCCCTCCTTTGCTGCGGACTTCGCCGCGGTGGTCATCTTCTTCGGGGCGGGCAGGTCGGTCTTCGGCTCCTCGACCGCCTCCCACGTCGCGGTCTGGCACACGTACCCGTCGAAGCGGCCGTCGGGCACCTCGACCATCTCGTCGGGCTGGACCGTCCTGTCGCCGAGCTCCGGCACGGTGACCGGCTCGGCGCCGATGTAGCGCACTCGCGCCATGGCGTACTCCTCAAGTGGGGTGGGGTGGATCAGATGCGGGCGCGGCACGTCACGGTGAAGGACAGGCCAGCCACGGCCCCGTCGCCGGTCTGCGACTGCACGAGAGTCCCGGCGGTCAGGTGCGCCCACTGGACCGTCCCGTTCAGCGTCGGAGCGTCCGGGTTCGCGTCCGTGGCGCGAAGGGCGTTCTCGACTGCGGCGAGCAGGTCGAACACCCGGCTGCGGCGCCGCGCCATGTTCTTGTCGCCGTATCGCACTTCGGCGTAGCAGGCGATGGTGAAGTCTTCATCGCGGGTGCGGGCGCCCGCTGACGCAAAGCTCTGGGAAATCTCGGCGGCGCTCTCGCCCTCGCGGTCGTGGCCCACGTAGATGCGCTCCCGGTCGGAGAAGTTCACCGCGGGAGGGCCGTCCACGATCAGGACCCCGGTCATTCCCGGCGCCCCGCCCAGGATCTCCACGAGTGCGTCGATCGCATCGGGTACGGCAGAGGTCGCCATCTACGCCACCCCCGGCGGCAGCTTGAACGGGTCCAGCAGCTGCAGGACTCGGGTGGGTACCGCGTAGCCCAGGCTCGGGTCGGGGTCCGACACGCTGAAGTCGTCCGCAGGGCCACGCCCTGACCCGTTCTTCGTGCGCCACATGTGGGCGAGCAGCAGGCGGGCCGCCAGGGTGATCGTGGGCGGGACAACCGGGCGGCCTGCCGTGTAGGTGACCGTCCACAGAGTCCCGGCGAACGCGCCGCCCTTGCGGTACACGACGCCCTTCTTGGCGTCGAGTACCAGGTCGTCAAGGTTCAGGGCGTCGCCGGCCGTCATCGTCGGCGCCACGGACACCAGGGCCAGGGCGGGGATGTGAGTCAGGCACATGCTGATGCCGCGGCCCTCGATCATCTCGACGACCTCGCGGACCTCGACCGGTCCCGTGTGCCGCTCGATGACGGCGGTCAGCCCGTTGATGAACACCAGCAGCTCTTCGTCGTCCTCGCCCGAAAGGAGGTCGAGCTGCTCCTTGGCTTGGTCCAGATCCAGGAGTGCCACGGCTTGCCCTACCTCTTCGCCGAGGGCTTGCGCCGCTGCGGGGTCGACGTCTCCGCGGGGGGCGCGGTGGCCTCCTCAACGGGCGGCTGCTCGTCGTCCGGGGCGGCCAGACCTGCAGCGAGCAGGTGCACGGCCTCGTCGTCCGGCAGATCGACAGATCCGCCCACCTGGGGCCAGTCCTTGCCGTTGCGGGTGCCGGACAGGCCGACCTTCATGCGCACGCGCATGGGTATCTCCCTTCGGCCAGGCGGCCGGTTCTCCGGCCGCCTGGCAATGAGTCAGGTCAGTGCTGCTGCGGCGTCTTACGCCGCGTTCCCGGCGAAAACCTTGATCGCCCCGGTTTGGTCGACGGTCAGACCGTCCGCGCGGATGATCGCCCGGAAGGTCGTCAGGTCCGAGTCGAACGCGAAGTCGTCGGACCGCTCGAACCGCACCCCGCCCGCCATGCGGACGTAGTACTGCGCGAAGTCGCCGAAGACCACGGACTTGGCGCCGAGCGCGACCGCGGCCACGTTCGGGTCGGTCTGGACCGGCTTGCCCAGCAGGGTGTCCGGAACGCCGACCTGGATGGACGGCTGCCACAGGTACTGGCCCTGCAGGTCCTTGAGCTTCCGGGCGGCGCCCAGCGTCGCGTCCCGCATCAGCCACCCGCACGAGGTGCTGTTCCGGTACGGGGAGATGACGCTGTAGTACAGGTCGATCAGGTCGTCGGCGGTGAACGCACCTGCCGCACCCGAGGCGCCGGTCTTTCCGGTCGACGCGGACGTGACGATGCCCGTGGGCTGGTTGGTGCCCGACCCGGTGATCAGGTGAACGCCCAGGGCGTTACCCAGCGCCCGGCCTGCCTGCATCGACAGGTAGCCCTCCAGGTTCACCCCGGTGTCCGCGAGGAGCTCGCTCGAGGCCTGCAGGAGGGTGCCGTACTTGTAAGCGCTCAGGGTGCGCTTCGCGAACGCGGGAGTCGACTCGGTCAGGGCGACAGCCTCAGCAGTCAGCGACGCCGATCCGTGAGCCGTGGTGACCGGGATTTCGAGGTTCTCGCCGCTGGTGGTGTTGAGGACCGTCGGGTTGGCGGACATCACACCGGACACCTCGATGAGGTGCGCGACGAGCTGGTCGTAGAACGACGTCGGGACCGTCTCGCCACCTGCGGTCGCCGTCTTCTTGACGAGGTCGCGGTAGTTGATCGGGCCTTCGGGGCGGACCTCGATGGATCGGAGCTCGCCGCGGGCGAAGCGCCGCAGCTCCGAGTCCTCGCGGGTGTCCTGGCGGATGGCCTCCGGCTTGGCAAGCAGCGCGGAGAACGACGCCTCGGCGTCCTTGTTCCGCTGCTCCGCGTCGGCGAGGTCCTTGGCGCGGGCGTCGATCTCGTCCAGGTCGGCGTTGAGGCGCTGGTAGGTCTGCTCCTCCTCGGCGGTGAGCTTGCGCTCGTCGCCCTGACGCGCCTCGGCAGTGTCGAGCAGGGCCTTGGTCTGCTCCCAGATGTTGGCGCGGCGTTCCTGCAGGCGCCTGATGTACTCGGACATGGTGGCCCTCCCGGGCATGACGACGACACCCGCAGCCGGTGGCCGGGGTGCCTGGATGAATGGGTGGAGAGGTGGGTGTCGCCCTGCCTCAGAAGGTGCTGATGCGGCGCTGGTACAGCTCGGCGCGCCGCTGCCGCAGCGCCAGAGTCAGGTGGGTGTCGCCCTGCCTGCCCTCCGGCGCGAGATCGATGATGGTGCGCTGTGGTGCCACGAAGGGCTTCAGGTCGCCAGCAGCCGCCGCGGCCCGTACCTCTTCGAGTTCGGCGCCCGCCTTCTCGGCGAGCGACCGCAGGCCCGTGGACGTGTCGAGGTACGCCGGGTCATTGACCGGGGCCACGTCGACCAGCTGGCCAGCGAGGAGCGTCCGCACAGGGAAGCCGTCCTCGGTCATGGACCAGTCGTCGTCCAGCGTTCGGAACGCGAAGGACGACTCGGCGACGTCGCCGCGCTGCACCAGCTCGTACACGTCCGCCCGGGCGGACGGTACGTCCACGCTGTAGTCCAGGCCCGTGCCGTCCGTGACCAGCCGCAGGGTGCCCGAACGGGACGTGCCCAGCAGCATGTTGTTGTCGTGGTTGTAGCGGGCCATGACGCGCGGCCACCCGTCGCCCTCGCTCTTCGCGAAGAAGGCGGGGTCGATCCGCTCAACGAACCCGCCCAGGTTCCGCGACAGCGTGTTGAACTTCGCCGCGTACCCGCCGATCGTCCTGGTCTCTCCGGCCGCCCGGACCTCAACGAGGCCACGGGTGAACCGGCGCTCTGCCTCGTTCACGGTTTCTCGCTTCCGTCGGGTGGCACTTTCACCAGCGGTGTGTAGTCGGTTCCCTGCCCGTTCGGCAGGGGCTCCAGGTCTTCCAGCTCGCGCAGTTCGTCGATGCTGTTCAGTCCGATCACCCGGGCGATCCGGTGCGTCTGGTACCGGGTCAGCGTGTCCGTGCGCAGCATGGCGTCCGCGTTGAACTGCACGTCCTCGGCGGGCGGCCGCAGCAGCGACAGAGCCTCTTCGAGGCGGGCCAGCCACGGACGCAGCGTCCACGTCAGCAGGTCGATGCTGTTCTGCTCGACCGTGGCGTAGGTGAGCGATCCGCCGGTCTCGCCGCCGATCTTCTCGGGCGGCACACCGTAGATCGCGGCGATCTGGTTCGCGGACGCCTTGATCGTCTCCAGGAACTGCGACTCGTTGGCGGGTACGGAGATCGGCCGGTACTTCACGCCCTTACCGAGGGCGGCTACGTCCCGGCCGGCGGCCGCTTCCTTGAACCGGGCCTTCAGGATTCCGGCCGCGTCCTTGTCGATGGCCTGGTCGCTCTCCAGCACCGCGGCGGGGGTCGACCCGTTCGCGAACCAGTCCCGGCCGAACTGCTCGGCCAGCAGGGCGGTGTCCGTCGTCGTCGCGAAGTGCGCGATCGGGGACAGGCCCAGGATCTGGCCAGGCAGCGTGTACGCCGGGATGTGGAACATCTGGCCCGGGTCCAGGCGCCGGCCTTTGTAGAACCAGACCGGCACCGCCGCAAAGTTGCCCTGGACTTGCACGTCGTCGGGGTGGAGCCACTCCACCTGGTCCGGCCACCCGTTCACGTCGTGGGAGACGACCAGCCCGTAGGCGTTGCCGCGCAGCGTCAGCGACGTCATGCACCGGTGCAGCCAGTCGTACCGCGTTCCCGTCGCGGCCGGGCGGGTAAAGATCTGGGGCAACGGGATCGGCCGCCGGACGCCTTGGTCCAGGTACGACTTCAGCGGCATCGAAGCCACCGAGTCCGACAGCAGCCGCGTTGCGGCGTACACCGGGGCCAGCCGGAGCGCGCGCTCCTGCGCACCGCTGGATAGAAGCGTCGAGCTGCTGCCCGTACCCCACACGTCCTGATACGAGATCGACCGCTGTTCCTTGCGGCGGAAGGGCCACCACCAGCTCATCGCGTCACCCCTCACCACACGTTGTCGAGAATGTCGCCGGTGTCTTCGACCTCGGCGTTGAGGCCCCACTTCGCGAACGTCGCCGCGACAAGGGGGCTGATGTCCACGCCGTCGCCTCGTCGGGCCCACGCCCACGCGTCGCCCAGTGGGCGCTTCTGTGCGCCCGCCAGGGCCGTCGCCATGGGCGCGTCGTCCAGGTGGGACAGCGACTGGTCGGTGACCGCGTCGTAGAACTGGCCGGTGGCCTGTGCGATCTCACGCGTCTTCGGGCTCACGATCTCGACACCGAGCTCCGCGGCCAAGGCCTCGATGAGCGAACCGGCCGGCCCGCCCGCGTCGACCACCCAGCACCGCGGCTGCCATCGCTCGTGCAGCGCCTTCGCACGCTCAACCACCCAGCCCATACCGGGGCGGTGGTCGGCAATCTCTACGTGCGTCCCGCCCCGCCAGGGGCCCGCCACTGCAATTGCGGCGTGGGACCGCTCTGGTGTCGCGTCGATCGCGAAGGCGACCGAGCCAGGCTCGGGAGCGCCACCGCCTGCTCGACCGCCAGGCACCGCGTCCCGGACCGCCAGGGCCCGCCACGCGTCCTCACCGATGACCTGCCAGGTATCCGAGCCGTCGGTCGGGTACGAGCCGACACCGAGCCGTTCACGGGCGTAGCCCTCGGGGCTCATGGACAGCCGCTCGTTCTCGATCTTCTCCAGCGTCAGCCGGTACCCGATCCCGGGGTTCGCGAGCAACGCCGACTCGGGGGCGGCGGGGTCGTCGTGCTCTGTGCAGCTGGGCCCGCACTCGTCGGAGTGCGCGTTGATGCTCCACTCGAAGTAGGCCAGCGACGGATCGGGGACGCCGGTCTCCAGCGACGCGAGCGCGCGGCGCCGCAGACGGGCCAGTTGCACCGACGGAAAGCCGACACCGGCGGACGCGTAGTACCAGAGCTGCGGGTTCCTGATCGCCGCCATGGTCGGCATGAGCGCATCCATCGCGTCATCGCCCAAGTACATGGCCTCGTCCATGATGTTGCAGTCGCCGGTGAAGCCACGGCCGGAGCCGCCAGAGCGGGCGATGAACTGCAGGATCGCCCCGTCGTACAGCTCGATGGACTCTTCGCCCGTCGTGAACCGGTACGCCTTGACGCGTTTGTCCAGGTCAGGGCAGTTCTTGATGAGGGCGACGATGCGACGGAACGCCACCTTCGACGTCTTGAACTGGTGGGCGCTGTGCAGGATCAGGCGCTCGCCGCCGATGAACAGGCCCCACAACTCGCGGGCCTCGATCACGCCGCCCTTCCCGTTCTGTCTCGGGATGTTGCAGCACACCTCGAACGCGGCCCAGTCGCCCAGCGCGTTCTCCCGCATCCCCTGGTCGAGGATGAACTGCTGCCAGGGATCGAGCTGCATGCCTGCCCGGGCGGCCAGGTCGACCGCTTCCTGCCCTGCCGAGGACAGCCCCGAGGCCGGGACGGTCATGATGCGCGGGCGCTGACTGCCGTACACAGGGGCGTCAGCCGGACTGCTGCTGCTTACGGGCTTCTGCTCGGCGCTTCTCTCGCTGCTCAGCAACGTCATCGACCGCGTCCCCCTTCGACTGGACAGGCGCAAGCGCGCGGAGGCGGGCCATGATCGTGGCGAGTTTGTCGGCGACGACCGCCTGTGATGTCGGAGCGTCACTGGGATCGATCTTGTCGAGGGCTTCGCCGAGCCGGACCGCTACAGCCGCGAGTCCGGGAGATGTACTGGTCACGCCGAGATTGTCAAGCTCTTCACGAACTTTGTCGGCGATCATGAGCTACCCCCATCACCCTGCGTTACATCACTGTGAGTGATGACGATCTTGGGGCTAGCGTTGGAGTTTCGGTAAAGATCGTCTTTGAAATCGGCCGCGCAAAAAACTGGGCGACAAGGGCTTTTGGGTCGCCCGCCCCTGACCTCAAAGAATGAGTCCGAGCCTCGGTTCGATCTTGATTCGGGTCCGTGATCGGCGCCGGCCGAGAGGGTCCGGGCCCTGGTCACCCGGTGCGATCGGCTGCCGGTGACGTCGGGTTACCAGCGCCAGCCCCGTTGAGCCAACGCGCTCTGTGACTGCCCACGCTGGGCCCGATACCACTTGGTGGCGACGGCCTTCATGCCTGGTTGCCTCATGTCCTCGATGCGCTGCATCACGATGTCCCGACCCGGGTCAACGGTGATGATGCGGGCCTTGAGCCGCTTGAACTGGGCTCGTTGCTTGGCGGAGGGCAGGGTCTGGATCAGGTAGACGTCCGTGGTGTCCAGGTGCTGCTCGGCCTCGCGGATCGCGGCGTACCTCGCGCGGTGCACGACCTTGAGCAGCGTCTCGCTGTGGTCGTGGTGGTCGGCGCCGGGGCCGGCCATGGCCAGGGCCATCAGGTCCAGGTCGATGACGATGTCGCTGGGCTTGGCGTGGGCCTGGATGTAGCTGGACTTCCCGGCGCCGGGGGGGCCTGTGACGACGATGAGCACGGCGTCACCACCTCCACGATCTCCGTGTGGTCTTGGGTGGGGGCGGGGCCATCCGTGCGCCCTTCGCCGAGTTGCAGCGGCGGTGCATGCTGCGGGCGTTGGCGGGGTCGAGGAGGCTGCCGCCGCGGGCGAGGGGCACCGCGTGGTCGAGGGTGAAGCTGAGCGGGTGCCGCGCGTCGAGGTTGGGGTCGATGGGGCGGCCGCAGCGGGCACAGGGGTAGCCGAGGGCCTTCTGTTCGGCGACGAGACGGCGGTAGGGGCGCCCGTTGCGCGGGTTGCCGGCCATGGGCGCCTCCTGCCGTCAGGGCTTGGTGAGTTCGTTGGTGACGTCCTCGATGGCCTGGTCCATCTCTTCGCCGGTCAGGTCGCCGCAGACGCCTTGTCCGGCGGTGGCGTCGATGCTGTCCGAGCTGTCGAGTAGCTCGGCCTTGATCCATGCCCGGCACTCGTCCGAGAGCTGCGCGGTGGTGGTATCGGGTGCGGCGCTCTGCATCGCGTCCTCGACGGCCTTGTCGGTCCGATCGCTGATCAGTTCAGCGGCGAAGCGCCGGACCGTCTTGTCGTCGACTCCGTCGCAGGCGGCCGGGCTCTTGCTCTTCTTGGCCTCGTTGCCTGCCGCGATGGCGTCGTCGAACGCTTTGGCCATGGCGGTCTTGCAGGCTGCCGGGTCGGCCTTGGTGTCGCTGCTGCCGCATGCGGTGAGCGTGGCGAGCAGCAGGCCGGCCGTGATGGCCGCGGTGGTGGTGCGGGTGCGCATGGTCCCCCCAGGGATGACGTGGTGAAGGGGGATCGTGTCATGCGGGTGTGCGAGGTGTGGGGGATATGCGAAGACCCGCCATCGGGGGCGGGTCTGGGTTTGTCCGGGCATGCCGGACGTGCCACCAGTGTTACACCTGCGGCTTAGCGGTTCAAGCGGCGTTGGCCGTTAGGCGTGGTGCGACTTCGTTGAGGTCGACGAGGGTGCGGCCGGCTTGGTCGTGGCCGTGGTGGGTGAGCTTGCCCCGGTGGAGCCAGACGCGGATGGTGCCGGGCTTGATACCGGTGGCGGCTTGGGCGGCGTACACGTCAACGAGGAGCGGCGGCATGGGACCAGTGTGCCGGGCCTGTGCGCGGTTGGTGGCCCGCGGGCGAGGGAGACAGCGGAGGGGGCCAGGAAAGGCGCTCATACGCCCCTTCTGGCCCCTACTTGAACCGGCCTCCCTGCCTCCCTGAATCGTCGTTTTCGCTGATCAAGGGCAGTTTTAGGGGGTGGGGAGGCGTTCGGGGAGAACTCCCTGCCTCCCCGCGGCCTCCCTCTACTCGGCGTCGCCGTCCTCGACGGCTTCGGCGCGCTCCGCAAGGGCTTTGGCGATGCGGTCCCGATTGACGTGCATCCGCCCGCCGTCGGTCTTGTACTCGCCGTGGCCGACTTCGTCGAGCAGCTTCTTGAGAGTAGGGAACGTCCACTCCCGGTAGTAGCCAGGGTTGCGCTCGGCTAGCCGCTGCAGCACTTCCTGGTTGAGCATGCGAGGCCTGTCCCCGAGGACGGCCGCGAGATCGGCAAGCGGGTCAACTTCCTCAACCGACTCGACCGCGGCCCGCGTAGCGACCACAGTGCGGCGCTGCTTGGCCCGGTCGGCGACCTCCTTGGCCTGGTCCTCGTCGATGTAGTGCGTCCGCACCGTCACCGACGTCTGGCCCGGGGCCAGCTTGATGCCGTCACCAGCAACGACGACCGTGCCCTTGTCGAGGCCCTGGCGCAGCTTGTGCGGTGCCGCGCCGCCATCGATCGCGGAATCACCCAGCGCCATGCGGGCCTGCGACTCCGTGCCCAGGACCAGCGACGACCGGATGTGGTTGCCCTCACGGGAACGCTTCGGCAGGTTCTCGTTTGTCGGGTCCTGCGTGCCCTCCCACGTGGTGATATTCACCGCGCGCCCCTGGTCGTGAATCGCCTTTATGGCACGGAAGTACCGGCTCGTCGCCTTCGATCCGCCATAAGGGATCTTGAAGTCGTCGACGGCCCCGGACCCGTAGGCGACCTGCGCTTCGTCGACGATGACGATGATCGGGTGGGCCGTCTTCCCGTTCGGGGTCATCAGGCGCCGGTTCATCTCCCGGACGGCTTCCTCGGCCATCTCGGTGACGGCCATGACGTGCTCGTCGGTCGGCCCCTCGATCAGCACGGTGGCCAGGCCCTTGAACATTGCCCAGTCGCCGATTCCCTTGAGGTCGCCGATACGGAACTCAACCGTGGGGTCGAACGCCAGCCACAGGGCCAGCGCCCGCAGGCTCGCCGTCTTTCCCTGGTTCGACAGGCCGGTGATGAGCAGCATCTTCTGGAAGAGGCTGATCAGGGCTGCGTCGCCGCGGAGATCCTGCCCCCACGGGGCCCGCCCGGTCTTGTAGTTCGCGGTCATCTCCATGTCGGTGACCAGCGGCGACGGGCCGATCGGCTCGTCGAGGGCGCCGCTGTCCGCGATCCACAGGCGCACCGTCCGCGGCGACGGGGGGATCGTGATGAACACCTCGTGCTCGTGCCGGTTGAGGTTCTCGGCGAGCTTCCGGCGCCGGTTCTGGATCTCCTCGGTGCTGACCCCGGACGGCAGGTGTACGTCGACCTCGACACCGCACCCGGCGATGACGATGGGGCTGAGCATCTGCGCACCGACGTCGCCCATCTCCTTGATGGCTGTCTTCAGCGCGGAAACACCCAGGTCACGCATGGCGGTGACCACGATCGACGGGGTGATCGGCGCCCCGTCGCCGCTGCGCACGTTGGCGGGCAACGCCCAGTCCGGGGCGGTGTGCTGATTCCGCCCGACGGCCCACAGACCGGCGAGGATGGCCCACGGCAGGATCATCGAGGTGACACCCCAGACGACCGTGCCGATGACGACAGCCCAGCGGATGGCGTCGACGAGGAACAGCGTCGGGGCCAGGACGTAACTGATGTCCTCGTTGGCAATGGCCAGTGCGATCCCGGTGCCGAGCAGCAGGCCGGCGCCGACGGCGGTACCGGCCACGGCGCTCTTGGCCAGCTGCTGCGGTGACGTCAGCATCTCCATCCTGCGGCGGTGTCGGGCGGCGCGGAACTGCTGGCCGCGCTCCTCCCACTCCTTGGCCTCTTCGAGGTTCCCGGCGGCCTCGGCGGCGCGGATCATGCGCTCGTACCGTGCGGCGCTACGTGCGTCCCACGTGCGGCGGATGACGATCCGGGTGCCACCGGCTAGGTATCCGGTGTGCCGGACGGCAAGGTGCCCAACGGTCCGGGTGTGGTCGTGGGTGGCGACGCGCTTGACGGCTCGCCCGGCGCGGATGTGAGGGCGCGGTCCGGACTCTGACCAGGCTTTTTCGGCGTTCACCGAAGAGGGTGCAGGCGCCTTGTCGAGGGCGTCCGGGCTGATGGGGTGCAGCTTCTCGATGGTGTGCCCGTTGACCGGGCGGACGATGCTTTCGGTCATGATGTGGGTCTCCTGCTGGTCTGTTGGCTGGTCAGGGGCACGGGGCGGCCGGTTGTCTTGGTGGATGGCGGCCGCCCCGTGGTGTAGCTACTCGCGTTCGGCCCGGTCAACGGCCCGCTCGGACCGCCTGAGCTGCTGCTCGGCGTCGCGGACCTTCTGCCTGGCCGCGGACCGTTCGGCCCAGGGCGCGGTACGCAGCGTGGCCTTGGCGGTGGCGACGGCCTGCCGGTCCTTCTCCTGTACCGCGTGCAGGGCGTTCAGCTCCCGCTGCCCGCGTTCGGCGGCGACCGCATCGATGGCGTCGATGCGGGCGTTCACGTTCGGGTCGACGCAGTCGGCGAGGGCTTGGCGGAAGCCCTTACGGAACAACTTCGCGCGCTGCCGCTTCTCTGCCGGGGTGTAGCTGTACACGGGGTGTCCCCTCGGTAATGGGTCGGACTGTCCGGCCCCACCGCACCCCCGCAGGTGTCCAGAACTGGACACCTGGCGGAGGACGGAAGGGCAGGTCAGCGGTGCAGGTGGATGCGGTTCAGGACGCAACGCACCTCGTGATGGCTGGTCTTCATGCCGGCACACACGGCGATCCGGGCGACCTCCGCGGGGTGCACCTGGCCTTGCTGGCGGTGCATGGTCCGGGCGATACGGGCGATGAACGTCTGCCGCTCGCGTGCGGCTCGGTTACGGGCGCTCATGGTTGGGGTCCTTCCAGATGGGGCGAGACGGGGGGATGGTCAGTCGCCCTTGCGGATGTCCTGCCACACGGACCGCAGGACCAACAGGCAGACGGTCAGTGCCACTGCGGAGATGGCCACGGCTATCGCCGACACGGCCACGGTCAGCAGGAAGACCGACCCGCCGATACCGATCCCCACCCACTTCGCCGCACCCCCGGACGTCCGGACGACGGACGCCGGCGGGGCGGGCGGCTGCTGAGTGAGCTGCTGCGCCTGCAGCACGGCCATCACGAGCGCCAACTGCTCCGTGTTCGCCGCAGCGTCGACCGCATCCCTGGCGGCCTTCTCCCGGTCACTCATTCCGACACCGCCGATCGCAGCAGTCGGATCGTCGGCTCCGGGTCCGCGGTACGGGACTCGTCGAGCCGGGCGAACACCTTCTTCACATACGAGGTGCTGCGCGTCGACTGGCGGGCCGTCTCAGTGACCGAGGTGCCCAACACCCAGCACGCCCGGATGACGTTCGCAGCGGCGTCCGTCGGCAACCTCTTGGCCGGTTCGACAGACACCTCGTCGTCGTCATCCAGGTCAGGAACCAGGAGGGGCCACACCTTGCGGTCACCGCAGATGACCAGCGGCTTCACCACCGGTTCGGGCTTCGCCTGCTCGATCGCTACCGGCTCGGTGACGGTCACCTCCTCCGGGGTGTCGGCGGGCACCTCTACCCGCTCCACAACCGTCTCCCCGACCGGCTGCGGGGTGCCGACGCTCAGCATGTCCAACAGGGCCGCATCGGCGCCATCACGAAGCCGGTCGCGCTGCACCTCGACCAGCTGCGCACCCAGGTCGGTATCGCCGACACCGACCTGCTTGGCCAGCCGCCACGATGCACGCTCCGACCGCCACCGGGTCACCTTGCCCGGGTGGTTGGCTGCCCGCGCCCGGTGATAGGCCAGCTGCTGCACCGTCTCTGCGTTGCGGCGCTGCACCTCCATGTCCACCCCGGTGCGGTGGACGACGATCCGGCGGGCCAGCAGCCCCAGCCCCTCAGCCGAGACAGACATCGCCATCGGGGTCATCGCGTAGACGACAGCCTCGGTGACGTTATCGGCGACAACCACCCCGGTGAGTGCCGCGGCGATCGGGGCGAGCCACAGGCCTGCACGGACGGGCGCGGGTGCCGCCTGGCCGAGCATCGTCAGCCCGATCATGACCAGCGAGAGGACGAGGGTCACGCCCTCGCCGGCCGAGACGACGCCGAGCGCGGTAGCGGCGCGGCCGAACTCGGCGGTGATGTTGGTGTACGTGCCCCAGCCACCGAGGCCCCCGGCGGCGACCATCGGGACGGTGGCGGCGGCCAGGACGATGATCTGCCCGCGGGTCAGTTGCTTGTTCACTGGTTCTCCTCGGCGAGCAGGGCGGCGAGCTGCCGGGCGTGGACGCGGAGTACGGCGGCGTGCTCGATGAGGGCGTCGGCGGCCTGGTCGAGGCCGGCCGGGTCGAACTCGTGCCACTGGTCCAGCTCGATCACGGCGTGGATCCGACTGTCGGTCGGGCTGAACGGCCGCCAGGCGAAGAACACGGGGAGCGCGGCGGCGAGCCCGTGGCAGGCGGTGGGCACGAGCAGCGGCGTCTGGGTGCCGAAGTGCTCGATGTCCACCCGGTAGCCCTCGGAGCCGTGCGGTGCAATGCACCACCGGGGCTCGGGGATCACGACGTCGCCGTGGTCGGCGGTGTGCACCGTGACGGTGCGCGGGGCGCTCATGCGCCACCACCAGCTGCGACGCGGAGCAGGAGGGCGTATTCGCCGCGGGTGGTGCCGCATCCGGTGATGGGGGCGGCGAGCTCGCGGACCTCGGTCTCCAGCTGCTCGGCGGCGTCGGACATGTAGCCGTAGCGCTCGAACGTGGCGGTGAGGATCATCGCGAGGCGGCGGCCGTCGTCGATGGTGTGCCTGGGCCGGACGGTGGCGAGTCGGTCTGCGAGGGCGAGGAGTACCTCGCGCGCCTCGGGGCTGGTCACGCCTTCAGGGCGCGCACCAGTAGGGTTCTGGGTGTCCATGACGAGGTCTCATCTCGTTCGTGGGAAGTGGTGGTCCCCGGCGGGCGGTAGGGTCGCTCGGCCGGGGGCGGCCCGCCAGTGCGGGCCTTATTCGTTTGTGGTCGGGGAGTCGGGCGGCCGTAGGGTGACCGTTCCGTACTCGCGGATGGACTTTCGTACTGCGCTGACGTCGATGCCGATCTCTCGGGCGACAGCTGATTTGCTACCGAGCTCGGCGACTCCCTCAACGAACGCTTCGGCTCGTCTTCGGGCGCTTGCCGCCATCTCGGTTTGCAGGTCACGCTGCAGCTGGTTCTCAGCCTCAACGCGTTCGCGCCATGTCTTCTCTGGCACAACCACGACCATACTAGGAACCAGGGTCCTAGGCAAGGGTGATGCGGTGAGCGCCTCATGCCGCATGGCTGGCCGCCCTCTCGTCGTGGTCGATGAACTCCTTCAGCCCGGCCCAGGTCGCGGGCGGGAACGCGCAGGTGCACCACGGGCAGGTCACGACGGTCTCGCCGCGCCGGTAGGTGAGGATGGCGCCGCAGATGTTGCCGGACTCGTCGACCGCCGGGCACTTCCCGAGCCGGATCCCGCGCTCAGCCGGATCGAGCGGGGCAACGATCGAGCGAACCGACTTGGCGAGGTCGCGAATCTCCTCGGCGAAGGTGCCGGCGCTCGGCCAGGACACTGCGATCCACGGCACGTTGGCCAGCAACCCGGACACCGCGGCCTTCAGCCGGCCCTCGACCGACCCGACCTGGACCGGTTGCCGCATGCCTCGCTCGAGGCGGACGGCGCTCAGCCAGTCCTCGACCACGCCGACCATCCCGCCGGGGCCGCGCAGGTCGAGGATCGCCTCGACGACCGGGAGCGGGGCGGGGCCGCCCTTCCCGCTGCGGCCCTGGCTGACAGCGGCAGATGGGGCGAGGAACGGCAACAGCCCGTCGTACAGCCCGGGCAGGCACTCCAGGCGCACCACCGTGGCCTTGGTGCAGCCCGGGCAGAGGTAGCCGCCGGTCTCGTCGGGCTGCTCGCACAGCAGGCAGGTGTTCACTGCTGCTCCTCGTGGTCGTACTGGGTGCTGCCGCACATTGAGCCGTAACCGATGGCGGCGCACGGGTTCAGGAACCCCTCGCCCTGGTAGGCGTGGGTGGCGATCGGGTGCTGCTTCGGCTGGTCGACCGCCTTGATCAGCTCGTCGAGGACGCTGTCGACGCCGACCCAGACGAAGCCGTCCTGGTCGGGGGCGGGCATGGTGTCGTCGGCCGGATCGATGAACCGGCGCAACGCCTCGCGAAAGCGGGTCCGCAGGTCCGTGGGTCCGGTCACGCGGCGAGTCCTTCCTCGGGCCACTGGCAGCCGTCGAGGCCGCGCAGGTTCTCGTCAGGGACGGGGGCCAGCGGGTGGCCGCTGTGGTGCAGTCCCATGGCGAGCAGGGCGTAGGCGTCGGCCATGTCGTAGCGGGCGACACCGTCGAGGTCGATGCCGTACCGCGTGGCGATCTCGTCGCGTACCTGGCCCTTGGACGCAGAGCCCTTGCCTGCCGCGTAGAGGGCGCGGCAGGACGGCGGAACGATCGCGTAGGGGACGCCGCGGCGCCAGCAGGCGTGGCGGACCATGACGCGAAGGCCGGCCAGGTCTTCGTGCCGGTGCTTCACCCCGCCGCCGAAGGACGGCCCTTCTATGACGACCAGGTCGGCCTTCTTGATGAACGAGGTGACCTCGTCGACCAGAAGGTTGAGGCGGGGGTGGCCGCGCAGGGTCTTCGGGCGGATGTAGTCGACCCAGCCCTTGCCCGCCACCCCGGTGCAGGTGAGGGACAGGTCGAGTCCGATCACCAGAGGATGGGCGTTCACGCCTGCCCCCACACCTGGACGAGGGCGTCTCGCCAGTCGGCGGTGGCGTGACGCTTGAGGGCGCGCTGCAGCTGAGCTTCGGCGGTGCGCTGGGCTCGCCGGTCGTCGGACATGCTGCCGACCAGGACGACGGCGTAGGACATCAGCGCGCCGAGGTTGATGCCGGCGCCGAGGGTGAGAGCGTCGTGAGTATTCATGGGGTTCCCGTTCGGTCAGGCCGCGACAGCTGCGCGGGAGAGGTTGGACAGGACGGCGCTGGCCTTGTGGACGGCCTGCAGATCGGACACGTCGCCCGCAGTGCTGCCGCGCGGTACGGGGATCCGCTGGTGGCGGCAGAACGCCAGCTGCCTGGGGCTCGCGGGCTTGGCCCTCCAGGCGGCCGAGCGTGCGAGGAGGAAGCCGCGGCCGAGGGTGCGGGCCTGCCGCTCCAGCCACGACATCGCCATGGCCAGGGGCAGCGGGCTGTCGCTCTTCGGCCCGACGACCCCGTCCGAGACGTCCCAGCGGCGCATCCAGTACTTGCGGCCGTTCGGGTCACGGACGAGGAACAGGAACATGTCGTCGGAGACGGGCAGGAACCAGGTACCGGCGTCGGTGCGGAGCCAGCGGACGGTGGACCCCTGGAAGAGGTTGATGTCCTCCCACTCCAGCTTTGAGATGGCCAGGCGCCGCTTCTCCTCCTCGGCCTCGGCGACCGCCTCGCGAAGGGTCTGGTCTTCCTTCGGGTCGCCGAGCTCCTGGCCGGTCAGGTCGACGATGGACGCCAGCTTGTGGCGGGTCGATGCGCCCATGACGTCGAGGACCAGGGCGTCCTTCTTGCCGTCGTGGAGACGGAGACCGCGGCCGACCATCTGGCAGTACATGCCTGCGGACTTGGTCGGCCGGGCTATCACCACGCACGAGGTCCACGGGGCGTCGAACCCTTCCGTGAGGACCATGCAGTTCGTCAGGACCTGGAGGTCTCCGGCTTCGTACCGCTTCAGGACAGTGGTGCGGTCGTCCTTGGGCATGTCGCCCCACACGGTGGCGGCCGGGATGCCCGCGGCATTGAACGCGTCGGACATCGACTTGGCGGTGGCCACGGTCGGGGTGAAGACGACGCCGGGCCGATCGGCCGCGTGCTCGGTGTACGCCTCGGCGATGACTCCGGCGGCACCGGAGTCATCGAGGGCCTGGCCGAGCTGTCCGTCCTGCAGGTCGCCTGCGCGGGTCTTCACCGAGTCGAGGTCGAGGCCGTCGACGGTGACGCGCTTGCCGCGGACGTCGACGAGGTAGCCGTCGGCGATCATCTCCAGGATGTCGAGCGTGAATACGACGTCCTGCCAGACGTCGGCGAGGCCGCCGTCCGTGCGGGTCATGGTGGCGGTGAACCCGGCGACGGGCACGCCACGCCAGGCGCCGAAGTGGTCAAGGACGGTCTTGTAGCTGGGCGCTGCGGCGTGGTGGCACTCGTCGACGATGACGATGCCGATGTCGCGGATGGCTTCGCGGCGGCGGGCGACGGCCAGGGTCTGGACGCTGGCGACGATGACGTCGACGTCGTGGTGTTCGTCGCGTTCGGCCTTGACGATGCCGACGCGGAGCTCGGGGCACACGGCGCGGATCTTTGCTGCGGCCTGCTCGATGAGCTCCTCGCGGTGGGCGATGACGAGGGCGCGGCCGCGCATCTGACCGCGGGTCTGACTGATCAGGTTGGAAAAGACGACGGTCTTCCCGGCGCCGGTCGGCAGGACTACGGCCAGCCGGTTGTTCGGGCCGTGCCAGCCAGTCGTGAGGGCCTGGATGGCGGCGGTCTGGTACGGCCGGGGCTTGAAGGACTCAGACAGTTCGGACATCGCGGTCACCTCGGTTCGGCTTTTGCAGGGAGTGCAGGGACTTGCAGGGAGTCGTGCAGGGACCTGTGGAGCGCCGTCGAATGGCTCTGGCCTGGTGTTTTGCAGGGATGCAGGGACTTGCAGGGACTTATCTGAACCTCTGCGCAGTGGGAGAGCCGGAGAACTTTTGAATTACGTGTTGATGCATGTGTGTTGTGCGATGTGTGTGTGATGCGCGCGCTATAGGGGAGGTGGCGGGAGGTCCCTGCAAGTCCCTGCCTCCCGGCGATGCCGCAGGTCAGGGGTAGTGCAGGGACTCGCTCAAGCCCCTGCACGACTCCCTGCAAGGTCCCTGCAGTCCCTGCAAAACGCGGGGCGCTCACTGCTCGTCCTGCTGGTGCGTCTCGACGCGCCACCGGTTCGAGCACCGGTGGGAGTCCCACACGAGGCAGACGCGGTGCTTGCCGAAGAAGCGGCCGTCACGCGCCTTGAGCCAGATTCCGAGCTGGTTCGAGCTGGGCGGCTCGCCCGTCTTCGGGTGGCGCGGCAGGAACTCGTGAAGCCCTTGGGCGGCGGCCGTGGCGGTGATGGTCTCGCCGCCGAACTTCTCCTGCCAGGCGATGAGGAACGCTGCCCACTCGGCAGCTTCGGCGTCCAGCTTCATCGCGTCGTCCCGGTCGGTCATCCATCCGGGCACGCCGAGGAAGTCGAGCAGGCCGGCCATCATCGAGGCCCACTCGGAGTAGTCCCCTTTGCGGGTGCGGATGATGGGCGCTCCGCCCGCGATCCAGGCGCGGACCATCGTCACCAGGGCGGCCACGACAGTCGACGCGTTGGCGCGGAGCCAGGGGCGCAGGTCGCCCACCTTGAAGCCGTCGCGCTGGTCAGGGTCGGGCACGTTCGGGTTGATGCGCACCCACATGGCGCGGCGGCCGTTGTCGCCGCCCGCCTGGAGGCCGTTGCCGGTGAGGATCCAGAGCCGGTCGTTCGGCATGGTGACGGATGCGCTCGCGCCGAGTACGCGGTCGCCCCAGGTCTCCATGGTGAGCAGCGCCGACAGGACCGGGGACTTGATGGTGTACCCGTTCGGGAGGTTGTCCAGGACGATGACGGGCTGGCCGGTGGTGTAGAGCTGCGTCGTGATGCTCTTGCGGAGTTCGGTGTCGTTCTCCGGCCACGGCGTATCGCTGGACCCGTAGGCGTACTTGAAGATGTCCTTCAGCAGGGACTTCCCGGACCCGGCCGAGGTCGACGACAGGATGAACATCGGGGTAGGCCCGTGGAAGTACGGGCGCAGGATCGGCGTCAGTAGCGCGCCGAGATAGTGGGCCCGGTCTGACGGCTTCTCCCACGGGAAGTCGGCCAGCATCTGGTTCAGCACAATGTCTTTGGCCTTGGCCAAGGACTCGGCGGTGACGTCCGGCCGCAGGCGGCGCAGCGCGACACGGGGATGCAGGTAGAGGCCGGTTTCCGCGTCGTATCCGGGGGCCTGGAGGAGCGACCCGTCGGGACGGATCACGGGCGAGGTGACGATGCCCTTCAGCGGGGGGAGCGGCCAGTCCTTGCGGCCCAGGATGGTCCCGCACGTCTTGGGCATGACCAGCTCGCGGACTTCCTGGGTGCCCTCGGTCAGCGGGTCCCTGACGACCTGGAACGTGGTGACGTGGTCGGCGAGGTACGCCCGAAGGTTGTCGGTGGCCAGCTGCTTGATGAGCGGGTTGCCCTGGTCGTCCTCGTACACCCAGCTCGGGCCGCCGGATCGCTTGTACAGGTCGGGCAGTTGGCCGGCGGCCATGATGTCGAGCAGGCCGTCGATGGCGTCGGCTTCGTTGGTGACGTCCAGCTCGGGCCGCGCGGCGGGAACGATCCGCAGGTTCGGGCCGTGGTCGGCGTCGACCGCAGCGTCCGGCAGCGTGTCGGGGTCGAGCGCCGATGAGCCGTCGCTGAAGTTCCCGGCCTGCGAGGGTACGGAGTTCAGGCGGCGGCGCGGGAGTTCGGAGCCGAAGCCCTGGCGGCGCAGGGCAGAGGCAGCTTGCTTGAAGTCGTTGTTGTGGTGAAGCAGCGCGTAGGCGGCGAACTTTGAGTACGGGGTTTCCGGCAGGAAGTCGCTGCCGGTGGCGAAGACGTACAGCCGGTCCTTGTCGGAGGCGTGTCCCGTGGTGGCCTTTACGCCGCGGGCACCATCGGCCCATCCCCAGTAGGTGGTGTTGCCGCGGGTGATCACCGGCCGGAAGATGCCCTGAAGGATGTCTGCCCAGTCCGCGCGCGCGTCGAAGTCCTCGCCGGGACGCAGGCCTCCGTCGGGGAGCGGAGGCAGGTCACGCGGTGCGGTCTTCGGGGACTCAGGCTTGGGCAGGGTGTCGACCATCCGGCAGATCTCGCGGATGGCACCCATGAGTTCGGCGTCGAGGGTGGGGATGGTGGCCGGTCCGCCGGCGTGCCGCAGGTAGGGCTTGCCGGTGGCGTGGACGGTGCCGCCGGACGGCTCGACGAGGCCGTATCCGCCTTCTCCGCGGGTCTCGATTTGGACGCGGATGATGCGGGCGTTGGGCTTCTCGCGAAGCCGCTGCTGCTCCTCCGGGGTGTACTCCTCCGGCCGGGCAAGGCGGGACGCGAGCTTGGTGTTGCCGGGCACCGGGGCGCCCTCGATGCGGGCGCGGACGTGGATTCCGCCGGAGGGCGACTCGGTGGCCCAGCCGTTGAGGATGGCGTGCCATTCCTCGCCGAGCCCGGACGCGTCCATGATCTCGGTGACCTGGTCGAGGACGCCGTCCGCGATGGCGTGCCCCTCGAACTCGATCATCTCGACGTTGCCGGAGACGGCGCCGTAGACCACGGCGATGCCGTGGTCGCGGGCGCCCTCCCCGAACCACTCGTCGTGTTCTGCGGGGGTCGAGCGGTTGATCTTGTATGGGGTCCAGCTGCGGACGTCGGCGGCCTTGCTGCCGTCAGCCCTGATGGGGAGTACGCACAGCCCGGCGTCGTCGTACTCGCTGGCGTCGCCCCGCATGTCGGGGATCTGCGCGTCGGTCACGGGTGCATCTCCTGGGGTGCGGTGCAGCGGGCGCGGTGCTCGGACTTGATGGAGGCGGTGAACGCTGCGACTGCCTCGGCGCCCTGCACGGGGCCCTCCGTGGTCTGGCAGAGCACGCACTCGTACTTGGCGCGGGGCTGGCGGCCCCGGTCGCCGAAGTCGACGAACAAGGCGGCGATGACTGCCCGGGCCGGGCGGCCGAGGGTGTCCTCGGCCGCCGCGGTGGCGTGCTGCACGGTCACCGCTCACCATCCGAGTCGGCGGTGTCGAGGTTGACGGAGTTCGGGACCGGCCACTGGCCACGCCGGCGCTGGTTGGCCATGGCCAGGCGGTGGCGGAGCAGGTCGAGTTCGTCGAGGACGTTGGCCAGCGCGAAGGCGGGCACTCCGTCGACGGCAGTGTCGTCGGTGACGGGCCGGACCTTGTCGAGGGCGGAGTGCAGGCAGTACTCCTCATCGCCTTCGAGGTAGGTCTTGACGGTGGCGTCCGCGGTGGCGAGCTTGGCCGCACGCTCTTCGTCGTTGAGCTGGAGGATGTATGCGGTGAACAGGTCGTTGAGAGCGTGGGCCTGCTCGATGGGGGTGAGCTGCCGCCAGGCGTAGTGCCCGATGGTGTCGCAGTGGACACCGCCGGGCTGCTCGCGGTGGAGCGTGGCCTTTGCCTCCTGCACGGCGGCGTACCAGACGGGGCTGTTGGTGATCGCGGAGGCGATCTGGTTGAACTCGCTCATGCCGCCGTCTCCTTGATCGCGTCGGGCTGGTGGAAGGCGGCGCGGATGCGTGCGCGCTGCAGGTCGGTGAGGGGCGGGGCCTGGTCGGCGATGCGTCGGATGCGCGCCCAGTACGCGGCGTCGCCGTGGTCTGCCCCGGCCGGGCGGCCGGAGGGGATGCCCTCGGCCGCCGCGGTGTTGGGCGCCGTGGTCACAGCCCCGCCTTGGTGGCGGCCTTGGGCGCCAGCGGGGTGGCGCGCCACTTTGCGATGGCGGCCTTGTCGCGCGGGGTGTCGCCCTTGCTGGCTACGGCGAGCTGAGTCCGCAGGGCCCGAAGCTTCGGGAGCGTCTGCTCCAGTCCCGCGATGAGCTGGTCAGTCTCGGTCACCGTGAGTTCAAGGGTGTCGACACCCACGTCGATCCACAGGCGGGTCTCGATGCCGAAGATGTCGGCGTCCTGGTTCGTCGTGTTCACGCGGGCGGTGAGGAGCGGGAGAATCGGCTCTCCGGGCGTTTGGCTGCAGAACGGCGCGGGAGACAGCAGCTCAGCGGCGGGCCCCTGGTGCCAGCCGGGGTCGCCTTCGACAACGTGGTCCGTGACGCACCAGGTGGTGCAGCCGTGCTCGGCCACCCACTCGGTGCCGCGCTGCTCGGCGGTGATTGGGTCACTCATGCCTGCGGCTCCGTCCACTGGTCGTGGATCTCGGCGAACCGGGCGTGGACCTTGTCGAGCTGGTCGCAGTGGGCGCGGATCGTCGCGATGATCTGGGCGAACTCGTCCGGGGCGAGGCACTCCATGACCTCGTCCTGGAACGGCTCGAAGTTCAGGTGGGGGCGGCGGCGCTTCAGGTCGCGGCTGTACGGGTCTATCTGGACGCGGCCGGCGAGGATCGGGACGAGTGCGGTGCCGTCCTGGGCGTCGAAGACGGGGAGCTGCGGGCCGGCGAAGTAGTAGCCGTGGGTGAGGTCGTCGAGCGCGCCGTCTTTGTCGTTGGCGTGGCTGTCCTCGCACTCGGGCGGGCAGATCTCGATGATCCGACCGGTGGTGCCGATGGTTCGCTCCCATGTACGGGGAGCCGGGGCGGTGCTGTTCGAGGTCGGCGACGCCGTTGTCGTCGTAAGCTTGTGCATGAGCGTTCCGTTCACATTGCCGTGGATTTGTTGATGCGCTCGACAGGCGGCGTCAGGGCTGGACCCCTGACGCTGCCGTCGTTTGCGGCACTGGCTGCCGCAGTGCTGGTCATGCCGTTTCCCTTTGACCTACGGGCGGGGCGCTCTTACGGAGCGACTCGATGAGCTCGCCGTAGGCGAGCGCTCCGTCTCCTCGTGGTCGACGTATTCCTCGTTCCCAGCGCCACACGGTGGACTGATCCACGCCGCAGGCGCGGGCGACTTCCCCGACGGACAGCCGGGCCTGGATTCGCAGGCGTGCTGCTTCTCCGCTGGCGACGGCGGCACGCACCATCACCAGACTCAAGACGTGTGCTTGTGCCATGCCCACACCCTAGCCATTGCTTTGCCACTACCGCAACGAAAGGGGTACTGGTGGCTAGCCAATTACGGTGAGTGGTCTTGCCGTAACCTTGCCGATGTGGGCAGGATGGAGCCATGGACGATTACCTGACGCCTCCGCCGGGCTGGCACTACTCCGTGCATCCGTGGTTCGCCCTGGATGACATCGAGGAGCTGCCGGACCTTGTCCAGGTAGGCACCGTCCTGTTGCCCCAGTTCTTCCACCTGGCCGTGGGGACCGAAGGGATGTGGGCGGCCGACTGGCCGGAAGAGGACGACTTCGCCCTGTTTCTGCACTTCCATGCGTTCGATGGGCGCCTGCTGCTCAGCGAGGTGCGAGCTGCAGGCCCTGACCTACCTGTGGCCTATGACCGCTTCCGCAAGGTCGTGTCGACCAAGCTGTGGAAGCCGTTGGCGGTATCCCTCATGACTCGCTACCTGGCCAGATTCATGGAAGAGGGGAGGCGGCCGGATGAACAGATGCTGCCTGCGCATGGGGCGCGAGCGCTCGTCTCATACGAGTCGCGCCCGAGCGCAGCAATGCGCTGGATAGAGCAGCTTGAGTCCCATGCGTCGGAGGCCTACGCCGTTGCTCGAGACAGGCCGACGCAGACGCTGAAGGATCCAACCAAGCGCAAGCGGAATCGGATCACGGTCGACTTCCTTAAGGATGTCGCCAGGGTGTATTCATCGGCGGACAAGATTGGACTGCCGCCAACCCGAGAAGTGGCTAACCACTTCAAGGCGCCTCACTCGACGGCAGCCAAGTGGGTAGCCACTGCGAGAAAGAAGGGCATCCTTCCCCCTCCCGGCGTCGATCCACTGACGGAGGAGGAGGCCGAGGGCCTTCGCAACGAGCGACGCATCGCGCTGGAGTGGTGGATCGAGGACAGTGGCATTCAGCTGACCATCCAGGAGACGAAGGACCCGGAGGAACGCGCCGCGCTTGAAGAGCAGCTCAAGGCATACAGGGACGAACTTGAGCAACTAGGGGGAAGGCTCCCTTAAGTCGGCGGCCTGGTAGATCGAGTTTCACCGCTTCCATTCGGTCTCGATGGCGTCGTAGTCGAAGTACCCGCCGTCGGGCATGCGCCCGGGGCGCGGTGGTCGGAGGGTCACCTGCAGGAGCGCGCGCAGCACGGTGCGCCGGCGGTCCAGGTCGAGCGCCTTCCACGCCTTCCGTACATCGGGCACGCCCACCAGCCCCACCAGCGGGTCCTTGACCGCAGCGCGGGCCAGCTGCTGGGTGACGCCGCCGAGTTGGGCGCGTGCGGTGTCCGTGCCCTCGGTGAACTGGGCCATGTCGATCGTCCCGGCGCCGAACATCGCCGCGAGGTCTGTCATCCGTCGCCGGATCTGCTCGCTCTCCAGCTGCAGGGCTGCCACGTTCACGCCATCCGCGGCGGGCTGCAGCAGGTCGGCCGCATCCTCGCGTGACAGCCGTTCGATCAGCAGGTCCTCGATGTACGTGTCGACCTTCTCGGCGTTGCGGCCGCCGCCGTGCTGGTCCGGGCACCGGTAGCTCGGCTGGTTCCCGCCACCCGTTCGTGTGCACTTCACCGACTTCGTGCACCCCTTGTGCCCGCACAGGTAGATCAGCGAGCCGAACCACTTCGGAGTCGGCCCCGGCGTCGACACCCGTGACGGGTTCGTCAGGATCGCCACAACGGCCCTGAAGCGCCCCTCGTCGACTACCGGCTCCCAGAGCCCGGCGCCGATCTCCTCGCCCTGGTAGACCGCGATTCCGGCGTTCCTCGGGCGCATCAGCAGATCGCGCGCCGCCTGGTGGTCGATCGGCTTGCCCGTGCTGGACGTCAGCCCCTTGTCGGCGAGCCAGCGAACCCATCCCCTGATCGATCCGCCGGCCAGGATCTGATCCGTGCCCGCCTCGAGCGCCGCGGCTTCCTCGGGCACCGCCTTGTTCATGTCGAGGACGGCCACGTCGATCTCCTCGTTCGTGCCCTTCACGGTCTTCTTCCGGGTCTCGCCGGTGGGCACCCCCCATCCGAACGGGCGAAGGCCGCCGCCGAACTTTCCGGCCTTCGCCTTCTGCAGGCGGGCCCGGGCGACACGCTCGGCCTTGTGCTCGGACTCGTGCCGGGCGACGGCGCCATGGATGCGGGCGGTCATCCGGCCGGACGAGGTGGACAGGTCGAGTTCGCCGGCCTGGCAGGTGTGGGTGTCGACGCCGCGGCGCTGGCTGAGGTCGATGTACTCCTCGAGCTCGGTGGGGGAGCGGTGCAGTCGGTCGGTGTGCCAGGCGATGACGACGGTGGCGGTGCCGAGTTCGAGGTCGGCGAGCATCCGGCGGTAGTCCTTGCGCGGCTTGCCCGAGTACGCCGACAGGTCGTTGTCGATGTAGACCTCGACGACTTCCCAGCCGCGGCTTTCGGCGAGCGCCTCGCAGTCCTCGCGCTGCCGGTCGACGCCGAGGTGGGCGCCGGTCCGGTCCTGACTGATACGCACGTAGATCACTGCGCGTGTTGGCCCACTCTTGGGCGTGCGGCTGGTCTTCATCAT